TTCACTAAATCAGATGAAGAACTAATTGAAAAAACACTAAAAAGATTTGCTAAGCAAAATAATTTATCAGCAGTTTGTACAAGAAGTGTAAAACTTCCATTCAGAGCATTTTATCTTAATACTGAAACCCCACTTCTTTTAATAAATCCATATATTACAAAATATTCAAATGAAGCATTTCAATCTACTGAAACTTCTGAATTTGATACTAATGGTAAATTTAGAATTGTAATTAGAGCATTTTCAATAGAAGTGCAAACCGATAATTTAGGTTTAGTAGTATTCAAAGGTGATATGGAAAATCAAAGAGAGGAATTAAATGAATGTATTTTTGCTCAACAAATGATTGACCTTTTAGATGGTATTACCATCGCTGATAAAAACATAAACCAACCTGTTAAAGCACCTATTCAATATGAGAGAAACCAGATAGTTATGGCTAAAGACCCTAATGGTAATATTGAACAAATAAAATACAAACATATAACAAAGTATATGGAAAAGGGTTATGTTTTAATGTAATACTAAATGAATCAAAAAGAATTAAATAACGTTCTAACTAATAAAGTAGTAGAACAAAGTAATCAAATAATATCAATGCAAATACTATTGTATTCATTGGTAGATTTGATTATTGAAAAAGAATTGATTTCAAAGGAAGATTTGGAAGAAATGATAGATAGTAAAAAAACTATTGTTGAACAATGGATATCATCTGAATTAAAAACTAATACTAAAGATGATTCTGCATTTATGATGCATTTCGGAAAACCAGGAGAAGCTTAAAATAAAATTTATGATAATAACAATATTGGTATTCTTTATATTAACAACAATTGCCGGTGTAATAGGTATTTTAAATCTATTAAACAAAGTTGATGCTTATGAAGATTTTATATTAGATAGACAAGAGGCATACGAAGCTCTTTTACAAAGAATTAGAGATATAGATTATAAGGAAATTTTTGAAAATGATGATGAAGTTGGTGTTACATTTGATGATATTAAAAATGAGATAGAAGAATTTAAAAACATTATAGAATAAGATGCCGAGAAAACCAAAAACTCCTAAAAGTAAAATGTATTTCACTTTGGAGACGGAAGAAGCGATAATAGCTTATAACAAATCCGAAAACCTTAGAGAAAAAAATACATTGTATGTAGATAAGATAAAATATCCGTTTGAGAAAATAGCGGAAAATGTTTTAAATACTTATAAATTTTCTTACTTTGATGATGGGCATGGAGATGTAAAAAGAGAAGTAGTATCTCAGATGATTTACAAAATTCATATGTTTCAGGAGGGGAAGGGTAAAGCATTCTCTTACTTTACTAGAATGGCATTAAACCATTTAATTCTATTAAACAATTCAAACTATAAAAGGTACAAACAGAACGAATTGATGTCTGTAATGCCTGAAAGTTGGAATCCATCCGAAGATACATTGGCAATTGAAACCGATGCTACTCACGTTGAATTTAGAACTCTTATGTTATCATATTGGGATGTTAAACTAAATGTGGTATTTGATAAAAAGAGAGATATACAAATTGCAGATGCTATATTAGAATTGTTTAGGAGAGTTGATTACATTGAAAATTTTAACAAAAAAAGTTTATACCTGTTAATAAGAGAAATGACAGGGCATAAAACACATTATATAACAAAAGTGATTTCAACTATGAAAGTACATCAAGATAAAATCTTAGAAGAGTACTTAAATACAGGTGATATCACTATAGAAGAAGATATATTTTATAAATGATACAAATAGGAATAAGTTGCTATTATCATGATTCATCCGTTTGTTTACTTAAGGATGGCAAAGTTTTATTAGCAGTAGAAGAAGAAAGATTTAGTGGAATAAAGCATGATAGTTCATTTCCAGAAAAATCAATTAAATGGATTATAGAGGAATCGGGATTTAGTTTTGAAGATGTCGAAGAGGTTTGTTTTTATGAGAAACCTTTGGTTAAAACACATAGAGTTGTAACAACTTGTTTAAAAAATTTCCAAATAAAAGATGCATTCAAATTTGCATTTAAAGGAGTAAGCCAGTTTATTGAATTAAAAAAGAAATTAAAGTGGATGTTTTCAAAAGCTGAAATTAAATTCACATCACATCACGATTCACATATTGGTTATTCATATTTAACATCTCCATATAGAGAAGCAGCAATATTAAGTATTGATGGAGTTGGAGAGTGGGATACGACCGTTTTAGCACATGGTGAAGGGAATACTTGGAAAACATTAGAAACTACTAAGTTTCCAAATTCATTGGGGATGTTATATTCAACCTTTACCGCCTTCTTAGGATTTAAACCAAACGAAGGAGAGTATAAAGTTATGGGATTAGCACCATATGGTAACCCAAAAACATTTTCACATAAATTTAGAGAAATAATTTATCCTTCTAAGAAAGGTGGATATAGTTTGAATATGGAAATGTTCGATTATCATAAGAGTGATGATATTATGTTCACTTCTAAACTATCAGAGCATTTAGGAATTTTACCCCGTTTACCGGAAGAAGAAATTACACAGGAACATAAGGATTTAGCAGCAACGGTACAATTCATTTATGAGATGTACTTTTTTCGTTTATTGAAAGATTTACATCGTAGAACTAAATGTGACAATTTGGTATTAGGAGGAGGTTGTGCATATAATGGAACTGCTAACGGAAAGATTTCAAAAAAGACTGGATTTAAAAATGTATGGATACCACCTGCACCATCTGATGCGGGTTCTGCAATAGGAGCTTGTTTAATTTCATATTGTGATAATGGTAATAGTGTAGTATTAGTTTATAGGAGAGATGATAACACTAATCCATATTTAGGACCAAAGTATTCTACAGATGTTATTAAAAAGGAATTACAGAATTATAATAAAAAATTAATATACAATAAATTAGCTGATGATGAAATTATTTCAGTTGTTGCAAATGCGATTTCAAATGGTAAAGTTGTGGCTTGGTTTGAGGGTAGATTGGAGTTTGGTGCTAGAGCCCTTGGGCATCGTTCTATTTTGGCTGACCCTACAAATGGGGAAATGAAAAGTAGAATAAATAAAATAGTAAAGAAAAGAGAAGGATTTAGACCATTTGCACCGATAATAAAGTTGGAAGATGTATCTACATATTTTGAATGGGATAAATCAGTTCCATATATGAATCAAATAGTTGGGGTGAAAAGGGAGTTTAGAGATATGTTACCTGCGATTACTCATGTTGATGGAACTGCTAGAATACAAACTTTAGATAGAGAACAGTGTGTAAGAATTTATGATTTACTCACAGAATTAAGAAAACAAAACGGATATCCAATAGTTCTTAACACATCATTCAATATTAAAGACCAAACAATGATTAGAGACCCAAAAACGGCAATAGATACATTTTTGGATATTGGATTGGATATGTTGGTATTAGAAGATTATGTTATAACTAAGAAATGAAACGAATAGTTGCATATGGAGATAGTTGGACAGTTGGAGAGGGTTGTAATAGAGAAATCGAAGACACTCTCTCTAAACACGAAAAGATAATCTTCCAAAAAGAAAATAGTTGGGTTAGACACTTAAGTGATAAATTGGGATTACCTTATCAAAATAATGGGATAAGTGGTAATCCCAATAATGTTATATTCAATCAGATAGTTGATGATGTAAAAAGTGGTGAGACGACTAAAAATGATTTAGTTATTATAATGTGGAGTTCATCATTAAGAGATTACTTACCATTTTTCCCAAAAGGGCCTAAAGGTGAATGGTTGAGTTGGAGTACTAAGCATCTAATGGAAACTCCGGATAGATTTTTTACATCCACTCAAACAGAGAATAGATACTATGATTTCTTTATGGAGGATTATAAGAAGTTCTATTTAGTTAATTTATATGAGGAGAATTATTATAGTATAGTTAACCAAAACTACATTGTATTCCTACAGGAGTTTTTTAAACATTATAAGATATCTCACATCTTTATAGATGGTATAGAAGATATGTTTATGGGTATTTTGCCCCACTATGACAAGACAGATTTGATAGATGGTAGAGTTTATTGGGAATACAGAAAACAAACCGCTAGGGGGTATCTAAATACGTTTAATAGAGCTGATTTATGGGAACATACTGAAAGATGGGATACACGTGGAACACAACATCCTAATTCAGAAGGATATAGATTATTATCGGAAGAATTCTATAGATTTATAGATTCACAAAAAATTATATAATAAGGTATTTATTAGTATGGCAAAACAACAATCTACAGATTTTGTAATGTTTGGGGAAAAGAAGTTATCTGACTTATTCGGTGAGATATATACCAACCAACATTCGAAGAAACAAAAAATAAGTGATTTGATTGAAGAATTCAAAAAACAAATCAGACATGCGGGAGATATTGCTGCAATTGGACCAGTTATTAAAGATTTAGTTAAGTTCTCAGTAGAGAATGATGATATTCTAATTAGATTAGCAACAATTGGACAAAGATTCGTTGCAATGGAATATAAAGGAACTAACGATGGAGGATTATTATCCGACAAAGAAAAGGAAGAGTTATTGGGTGAATTGGAAAAGATTTCAAAAGATGTTCAAGCGAAAACTATGGATAAAGTAGATGATATTGAATATGAATTGGAAGAAATCCAAAGAAAACTTGAAGAAACTAAAAAATAATGGCAAATGACCATTTAGCCACCGGAGGTGCGTATAAAACCAAAACCTCAGCGAATAGTACCCCTCAAAAAACGGGTGCATATATCGCTCAGGTTGAGAATGTATTTCTTGTCTTTGATAAGATGGATAATGGCGCCCCAATTCTTCCAGGAAGTATAATAGTTAGGGGTAGTGGAACAAGTAGAAATATAGAAACTATTATAACACCTTTAGATGAAAACTTCTATGGAATTCCTGTTATAAATGAAATAGTAGAGATTGTAACTCAATCTGGTATTAAATACTATAGAAGGTTTAACTTTAATTCAAACCTATTTTCTTCATACGATGGTGAAAAAGAAACATCTGGAAATGATTCTGCTTCAAAAGTAAACCCTAGTACCGATTTAAGGGATTATAAAGGAGATTTGCTTACAACTAATTCCGGAAAAGATGTTAAGAAAAAATTAGGGGAGTATTTTAAAATCGGAAAAAGTAGAAGATTAAGGCTGTATGAGGGAGACCATTTATTACAAAGCAGATTTGGGCAATCCATACGATTTAGTGCATTCAATAATGATAAGAAATCAATTAGCCCAACAATCATAATACGAAATGGAGAATCTCCCGCTAATTCATCTCTTGATATAAACAAAGATATAGAAGAGGATATCAATAGGGATGGGTCTACCATTGCAATATCGAGTGGAGATTATTTATCAAAATTCACACCATCTTATATAACTAATAAAAAGGAAGGATTTGAGGGATACCCATCTGAATTAAAAGGTAATCAAATTATAATCACATCAGATAGATTAGTTTTTTCATCTAGAGCAGCTGAAACTATATTCTTCTCAAAGGGTAATTACGGTGTAATAACAGATGGTATATTTTCAGTTGATACCAATTTAGGTATAACTATCGAATCTAAAGGAGACATAGATATAAGTTCTATAAATAAAACAACCACCATTTATATCGGAGATGGAGGTGGTATAAATTTAGGTGATAGAAATGTACAACCTGCGGTGTTGGGTAATACGTTAGAAAATATTTTAATAGAAATAATAACAGAAATAATTAATCTTCAGGCAGGTGGGTTACTAACCCCAGCTGGTCCAACAAGTGGAATGAACCCTGCGAATGCAAGTGCACTTAAAGCTATACAAAACAAATTGACAACTATTAAATCAAAAAGAGTAAACTTATCTTAATATGAGTTGGCAAATTTTTAAAAATGATGTTTTAAATGCAATGAGTTCCAATCCTCCTGATGTAGAGACGGTTGCAGAAGCTATTACAAATGCTTATAATAAAGCAATGACTTCCCCAACATCAGGGGATTTAATTTTTAGAAATACTGTAGCAAAGGGTGATACAGCTGGTATGAAATCATGGTTGATATTAGTATTAAATCAACAATCTGTTAGTTTAGTACAACTTCCAATAATTAATATGTTTGTGACAGGATTTATTAAATATTGGACAGGTGCTACTCTAACTAAAACAAATACCCCTCCTCTTCCACCTCCAGGTGCAACAAAAACAATAGTAATAACAAATAATGTAACGGTTAATCCAGGTGCACCCATTCCCGCTCCATATGATATGAGTGGTCTTAATGAAATTGAACCATTTATTGATAAACTAATAGATGCGGGTACAAAACATTTAACATCGATAAGTGGGTTAGCATATACATCGTGTTTAACTGGAGCACCTCCTGCACAAACAATTTTAGATATTCCTATTCCATGGCAAGGATATTCAGTTGAACCGGCTGAATTAGGTCCTTTATATGAGGATATTGTTTTGGAACAAAATGATAGAGTAACATTGGAAGAAGAACCGGATGATTCGGTAACGCAAACTTTCCCTGTTGCAAAGGAATATCATCAGGGACAGGAAAACAAAAATGATGAACAGGCTAAGAAAGATTATAAAATTGATATACAAGATTCTAAAGGAAAAGAATTCCAAAAAGAAGATATAGATGTATATTACGGAGAAGATGTAGGATTCGCTGCTCAAAAAACCAATTGGGCGTGTTTGGTTACGAGTTTAGCCAATTTACTTAAAAAGTATAAAATAAAAGGTAAAGACGGTAAAGATGTAGTTACAGAAGCAACATTTATTAAGTTTTATAAAGGTCAATACCAATATTCAAGTGATAATGAGGCTCAGGGTAAATATATGAGTGGAAATAACTTTAATTCTGGTGCATTTTTTGCAGATGCACCTAAGTTATTAGGAGGCTCTTTTACAAGAATACGAAAAACTATAAAAGGGGAAAAGAGTCAACAAGAAGTGTATGATTCATATAAAACAACCCTTAGAACTATTAAACGCCCTATGATTATTAGAGTAGCCGGTACATCTAGAAGAGCTAGGGGGCACTTTGTGATAATGTTGGGTATAACTAAAAAAGGAGAGATAATCGTAAGAGATTGCGGGAGTCAGGCATCAGTCAGGTCTGATAAAACATATACTGTTGCTAGAATGATGGGTGGTAGTGAACCTGATACCGGCAATAACTTCGATGTGCAGTATTTTACCAAAAAGTAAAACTAAATATTTATATAAACAATAAACAATGTATGGACACGAACAAACTATTTAAAGCAATTCAAATAATCGTTCAGGAGGAAGTAAAAAAAGAAATTTCTCTTATTAAAGAAGAAATAAGAAAAGAGGTGTTAGCTGAGGTTAAAAGAACTCAACCGGTTAAACAACAATCTTCTCTTAAATCATTAGTAGAGGAAAGTGCTGACCCGTTCGATTTAGCTAACAAAATCTTAAGCAAAGATAGAGAATCTCAGCCTGAGCAAAAAACTTATACTAAGAATTCAATGTTAAATCAGGTTCTTAATGAAACTGCAATGGCGGGAATTAGACCTAATTACTCTATGGATGATGGTGGATGGGGTACATTAACTCCTGAAATGATTGGATATGGTGACCCTCAAATGGGATACCAACCAACTAATCAATACGCAGCTCCTTCTGCCCCAATAAGTACCGGAAACGATATTTTGGATAAAGCGATAGCGAGAAGTGCTAAGGTTTTGGCAGCAAGTAAAGATAAAAATAGATAATGGCAATTGTAATCGATAAGAAAAATACCTTAGACCTATCAGAAAATGATAGAGTAGCGATAGGAATCACTCTCCCTCTTCAAAAGGGTTCTAATGGATATTTTGCTCAATCGTTTCAAACAAAAGACCAAGTAAAGGCAAATATTAAAAATCTTATATTGACTAATAAAGGTGAAAGATTGATGCAGCCTGATTTTGGTACAGATTTATACGATGTTTTATTTAATCCAAGTACGGATGAATTAGAACAAAGAATACAAGATAGTATTGAAGATGCCATAGCTCAATGGATGCCGTATATCAATATAGTTGAGATATTCGTAGACCAAAATAATACAAACATTGATAGTAATATCTTTGCGGTTTCATTGAAATATCAAATTGCGGGGCAACAAACCCTAGAGACAGTAACATTTAATGTTGGTTAAATATGGCATTTAAAATAACAAATAAAAAAATAGGGAGAAATAGTAGGGATATTTCCTACCTTTCAAAAGATTTCTCAGCATTTAGAGATAATCTTATAGAGTATGCAAAAACATACTTCCCTAATACATATAACGATTTTAATGAGACTTCTCCTGGTATGATGTTCATTGAGATGGCTTCATATGTAGGTGATGTACTAAGTTATTATACGGATGCATCATTAAGAGAAAGTTTAATTCAATATGCAGCTGAGGAAAAAAATGTATTCGCTTTAGCTAATTTATTGGGTTATAAGCCTAAATCAACTTCACCTGCTGTAACCACATTATCAGTTTATCAATTATGTAAAGCTGATAGTGGTGGGGAATTAGATACTAGATATCTACTTAGAATACAACAAGGGCTTAGTATTTCATCAAATAGTAATTCAAATATAACATTTAGAACAACCGAAGGTTTGGATTTTAACGACCCAACCGATAGAGATATAAGTGTATATAGTATAGATGAAACCACACAACTTCCTGATTATTACTTAGTTAAGAAGAAAATACAGGTAATATCAGCTACGGAGCAAGTTGCAGTTAGAACTATATCTGCAACAGAATCATTTCAATCTATAAAATTGGATGAATCCGATATTATTGCAATAGAATCTGTAGTGGATGATAATGGTAATAAGTGGTATGAAGTTCCGTATTTGGCACAAGAAACGATATATGTAGATTACCCAAATGTAGAGCAGAACGACCCTGAATTATATCAGTTTAAAGATACTGTTCCGTATTTATTAAAATTATTAAAAACCAGTAGAAGATTTGTTACTAAGGTAAATGATGATTTTACAACATCGATACATTTTGGTGGAGGAGATAGTTCTCTATCCGATGAATTATTGATACCTAATGTTAAAAATGTAGGTATGGGATTAAATAATTCAATTGATAGAATGGCTGAATCATATGACCCGACTAATTTCCTAAAAACTAAAACATACGGTCAATCACCTACTGCAGGTACAACTCTTACTATAATTTATTTAACAGGAGGTGGAGTATCTTCAAATGTACCACAGGGAGATTTAACTACAATACAATCAATTTCGTTTGATGACGATTTAGTTACTACATTAGAATTAGATGATACGGTTTACAATTATGTTAAAAATTCAGTAGCAGTAGAAAATGAAATCCCTGCTAAGGGTGGTAGAGGATTGGAAGGTATAGATGAGATTAGAGAATCTGCATTAGCTAATTTTGCTGCTCAAAATAGAGCAGTAACCGCAAAGGATTACCAGGTAAGAGCTTTATCAATGCCAACAAAATTTGGTTCTATTGCTAAAGTATTTGCTATAGGTGATAATTCATTAAATGCAAACTCACCGGAAAGTGTATTAAATTCAACAGATAATGTAACTGAATTTGCAGAAATAACTAGAACAATAGTTCAGAAATCTATAACAAACGGAAATAAAGTACCTACTACCGATGAGGTTAAAAAAGAGGTAAGAAATTTTGTACAAAAAACTACTCAGAATGCAGAACAAATAAATCCTTTTGCAATAAATCTATACACATTAGGATATGATACAAATGGTAATTTAACTACTCTTAATAAAGCAGTTAAACAAAATTTAAAAACGTATGTTAATGAATATAGAATGTTAACCGATGGTGTTAATATAATAGATGGGTTTATAATCAACGTAGGTGTAAATTTTGATATAACTGTATATAGAAACTTTAATAGTAGAGAAGTTGTATTAAGTTGCATAGAAGAAATAAAAGAATTTTTTAATATAGCAAACTGGCAATTCAACCAAACTATAAACCTTTCTGATATAGAATTAACTATAGCTATGGTTGAAGGTGTTGCATCGGTTCAAAAGGTTGAAATCGTAAATAAGTGTGGTGGTATATATGCGAGAAATAGTTATGATATACAAGCAGCAACAAAGAATAAGATTATCTATCCATCGTTAGACCCATCAGTCTTTGAAGTTAAGTTTCCTGATAAAGATATTAAAGGAAGAGCAATATAATGATATATTTTGTAACCGCATCAAAAGATGCATCAGTTTATGGTTTAACTCCTACAAAAAATACGGGGTTAGATGAGATATTAACTATATCAAAGCATTATAATAGATTTCAAGAAAGAGATAATGCTAGAACTTTTATTCAGTTTGATATAGATAATATACCTTCTTATGTAACCGCATCTAATGTTCAATTACACTTATCACTTGCTCAGCCAGAAGAGTTAGCGGGTTCATATACTCTATATGGGTATCCGGTAACAGAAAGTTGGGAAATGGGTAGAGGAACTTGGCCGGAGACTATAAACACCGATGGTATAAATTGGGAAATCCAATCTGGAGTTGATTTTACAACCGAAGTATCTCAATCTTTTACTTATTTTGGTGGAGATGTTAATATGGATATTAAACCTATCTATGATTATTGGACAGGTTCTGTAAATTATGGGATAAGATTATCACATACATCTTCTATAGAATTATCTGGATTGGAATATGGTGTGTTAAAATTTTATTCAAAAGAAACGAACACTTTCCTACAACCTTTGATGAAACTTCAATGGGATGATTCTGTATTTACAACAGGTTCATTATTACCACTAACAGATTCGCAGATAATAGTAAGAAGTAAAGAATTGAGAGATTCATATAATGAGGGTAATAAAATAAAAATAAAAGTTATAGGTAGGGGTTTATATCCAACTAAAACTTTTACAAATACCTTTGCCTACAATGATGTTAAATATCTACCTCAAACATCATATTACTCAGTTAGAGAAGAAGTAACAAAAAAAGTATTAATAGATTTTTCTGAATATACAAAAATAAGCTGTGATTCTAATGGTAATTATATTAATTTAGATACATCTAATTTTCCAAAAAATAGAGTGTATAGATTATTATTTAAAATAGTTAGAGATGGTATAAGTGAATTTATTGATGATGATTTAACATTTATAATTAAATAATGGAGTTTGAATTAATTAAGAAAGATTTACAGATGAGTGGTTCACTGGCTGCTAGAGATAGAGTTGGTGTAACATTTCAAGCTGCCATAGATAATAATAAAGAGGGTTACATCTACGCCGCTACTAAGAAAAGAGTTTACAACATAGATGAATTAAAGAAAGCGATAGATGTAAATATTACGGAATTAATACCGGAATCTCAGGCAGCTGAATTGGATTTAATACCTAGACCATTATATAATGAAGTAACTCAATCATTAAATGAAGCATTAGTTTTAATAGATGAGCAATCTACTACTATATCAAATTTAGAAGCGGATGTATCTATTTTATTAGCAGTTTCGGCTTCATTAGATGTTAAATTAGATGGAGAAAGATTGCTTAGAGTTACTGCTGAAGCAAATAGTGAACAACTAAGAAAACAATTCACATTAGTTAACGATTCGTATCAGGTATCATTAGAACGAACGGTATTAGAAGGTATAGACAGAGTTTCATTACAATCTAGAAATGAAGGTCAGAATTCTACGATTCAATCTTTGCAAAAACAAGTTGATAGTTTAACTCAGCAATTGATGGGTAAAAACGCTAGAATTGCAGAAGGTGCTAAAGTAGGAGGTGAATTAACTGTTAGGGTTATTGAAAAAGGAGACCCTAATCTTAAAGATATTCATTTTGATTATAAGAATAAATCTCCAAAGGGTGTTTTCATAAATGGACCATCTATAGAACTTTTCAATAGCTCATTAGAAAGAATGAATATTGATATAACATTTGATAGTGGCGGTGATTTGGTTTGGCTTAAGAATGCTAAAACAACATTAGAACCTCAGGAAAAGAAAACTATAATGCTTGAGGCTAACTATCCTGGATTTAATTGGAAGAGAGAAAAAGGTGCTAACCATCCGGGAAAAGTATCTATAAAATCTGGTACAAACGAAGTAGTATTATCCGCTAATATGTGGAGACATAAAACATAATAAATAAAAAATGGCATTAGATAGATTTAAAAATATTGATGAGGTAATAACCAAAGGAACTTCTGTGACAAAGGAGATTTCGGATATCGATTTAAAATTAATTGATAAGGGATTTATTCCCACACCTTTTGATATTGGTAACAATGATGTATTAGAGTTTGTATTATATGACTCTGCTAATAATTTATTAGAACAATTAAATTACGGTAATATTAGATATCTTGATGCAAATCAAATGGATGCATATCTAATACAAAGTGAAAACATATTAGATAAACAACAAGGTGGTGGATACTTAATAGATGTAAAAAAATTAATCACAGATGCTGGTTATAATGTTGGAATTTTTAGAGTTCAATTCAATTTTGTAAATAATAGAGTTGGTTCTAACATTGATATGGATAGATTATGGATTCACGAAATATCGCCAACTAGAACTGAAATTAGATTATTACCATTTAATAATTTTAATGAAACTAATCCATTAGAACTTGATATAAAAAGAGATTTAAACCAATCCTACGATAGTTACACAATGGGTAAATTTAGTGGAGATGAGGTTTACTATGAAATTGATGAAATAATAAATAGATTAACTGTTGGTGATTTAATAGATTCATTTAAAACAATAAAATCACAATCATATTTAGATAGTTTACAGAGTGAATTTGGTATAATAAATTATGAACAATTCTTTGGAAAAGTATTAGAATCAATGCAACAATCGGTTAGACATGCTTTATTACATAAAAATTCAACTATAGGAAGTGAAGCATTTGGAAGACCATTGGGAGATGAAATTGATTTTGCATATTATAACAAACAAGATATAGTTTCACTACTTAATAATAAATTTACTGAATCTGTTGATTATCATTTACCTAAGAGAACTTTATTAGATGAAGTTTTAATAGATAAGAAAACTCAAGAAAGTATAGACGAGTTAGTTAAATTAATACAGAGATTGGATTCTGATGTAAACAACACAAATGCAAAAGCAGTAGCTAATTCAGTTTCTCCACCAACATTTGCTGAAATAAAAGATAGTTACACTTATGTAACTAAAGTTATTACACCGGCTGACCCTGCTGAACCTGTAGTTGTAGTTACGGTGCCTGAACCGGTTACACCTACACCAACTGAACCTGAACCAGTATCAGGAGGTGGTGGTGGAGGATTCGGTGGAGCTGAAACAATTGGTAATCCTGAAGATGGTGGATTGGGTAGACCTAATTTAGGAGAGGCGGGTATGGGAAGAGAAAGAATCGCATATAGATAATATAAATTAAAGAACTATGATACAAAGGCCGGGAATGTACACAGGAGAAATCTTACGAGATTTTCGTGGAGACATGCAATATTATATATGGGCAGATAACCAATGGAAATTGTATTATGATTATGGTACATTCGGAGGGGCAGCTAGTGCGGGTAGTTCATATGTAGGTAGTTATTCAAATTCACCTAGATTAGTATTTTTTACTATAAACACTTATACTGATAAAAGTAATCAGCCTGTTTTGGCTAAGGCATATCTTAATGGTATTGAGATAGCAGACCAGACAAACTCAAATGGAAGAGTTGCTTTTACAATAAATGAACAACTTATATTAAACCCATCAACTATAACTTTGGTAAGTGGTGAGCTTAGACCTATAAATAGATTTCAAGTACAAGCTAGAAAAAATTCATCTAATGATGTTGATATAATCATATTTAATGATAATGAATCTGATGAAATTGTTACACCACCGATACCTATACCTCCTACACCGCCAACACCTACACCACCAACACCTCCTTCTACACCGAGCGGTGGAACTGGAGGCGGCGGAGGCGGCGGA